GCCGGGGCGGGAGAGCATCCACTCGCAAGGATCACCCAGATAAGTGGGAGCAGGTAGCGAGTAGATGGACGCATGGGACTTACTTCCCTTTGAGCGCGTCGAGGAGGGCTTTGCCTTTGGCTTCCGTCGAGCTGGCCCGAGCGGCGTTGTTACGCAGGACGAGGTAGCCGGAGATAAAGCCGAGAAGGAAAGCGGTGCCGACTGAGATAAAGTAAAACATTGTTAGACGGTTTCGACGACTTCGACGCGGACAAGTGGGCCGAGGTCAACCGGGGTTTGCGGGGTGGCAAAGGTGACGGTGATTTCCGACTGGCTGGCGGTGACAGGTTCGCCGTTCCAAGCCGGGAAGATGGTGGCCAGAAGTTGAGCGTAGTCGCCGATCAAGAGCGACGAGGTGATGCGGTAAGTGGTGGTCATTAGATAGCAAACTCTGCGGTTATTTCGGAAACATATTGTCCATTTGATGTGCCTGTTATTAATGCAAGGTTTTCCGATTCAATGGTTATATAATAATTTGCCGAAGAACCAGAGGAGTTAGGTCCTGCTGAAGTTGTTGCGATTGAAACATCGTTAGAATATAAAGTAACATTTCCAGAACCGTCTGATTCAATGCGAATATCAGTTGAGACAGTTGTTGAAGGCGTGAATGTAGATGAAACAGCCGTAAGAGTTGTTCCATTGTGAACCATTAATTGCAAAACTCCGTTGGCAACTTGTTTAATTCCTACACCCCGCAAAGCAAGGTCGCCTGTGGTTGCCCCGCTTGGTTTCCCGAAATTAACCCTGTTAACCGTGTTAGCATCCGTTCCCAAGGTGCGGGCGTGATAACGAAATTGGGCAACAAACCTTTTACCCCAAGGGAAAGGCATTGCGACATTTGCGGATGCACCCCTGCTATGAAATGTATGAATCCAACTTAAGATTCCATATCCAAGAGCAGTTGTTGGACAGCGGGAGTTATAACCATTAACGGTTATTTGACCTGCCGCTCCTACTCCACTCGTGCTTGATTGAGCGGTCATAGCCGAAAGTCTGAAATAACTTGGCGAAGATTTAGCGTATGAACTTGAAGCGGGTGACATCCCCAACGTTGTCGAAGAACCTGTTTGGGCTTGAGCGTTAGTCGCAAACGCAGGTACCGCCGCCGTGACGAACGCCGTGGTAGCCAGCGCCGTGGTGTTGTTGCCCGGGCTTTGCGTGACGCCGATTGAACCTGTCGGTAGGGAAGGCGAGCCGCTAAAGGTCGGCGAAGCCAACGCCGCCCTGGTCGTATCCGTACCGTGAACGTGATCCTCACGAGCGTAGAGCAGGGATGTACCGACGGCAGCCGTTCCATTAACGATAGGGGTAGCCGTACCTACCTGACCCAATACAAACGCCGTGGTGGCAATCTGGGTGGTGTTGGTCGATACGCTGGCCGTGGTCGAGAGAGGCGTGCCGGTGAAGGTTGGCGAAGCCAGGGGAGCAAAGCCAGTGATAGACGCACCCGAGGGGATGGTTACGGTGCCGGTGAAGGTTGGTGAAGCCAGGTTGGCTTTAAGGTTGTCAGCCGTGGTCACGAAAGCCGTTGTGGCGATGGTCGTGTCATTATCACCGGGGGATGCGGTTGGCGCCGTTGGATTGCCGGTGAAAGCTGGGGAAGCGTAGCCGAGGAAGGCGGTTGATTGCACTGACGCGTTCGGGAAAGTAAGCCCGGTAGGCTTGACCATCATGTGTCCGCTACCGTCGTAAGTGTCGAGGCCGTCGAACTCGACCGTTGTTCCTTGCGCGTTATCCGCAGTCAACTGAACCTTTAAGCCCAATGCGGCTAACTCGCTGTTGTTAGCTATAGTGTCTTGAATTGTAATTGATGAATCATTTGTCATAGCCCCGCCAGATAGCGGGAGCATATAAGCCCAAGTTGTAACGAAATCCTGATTGCCATCTTTTATTAAAGCCTGCCCCGAACTCCCGCCAGCCGCGACGCCAGCACCTGTCGCACCTGCAGCTCCGGCGGCTCCGGCGGCACCCGTAGGGCCGGGAACACCCAACTCCAAGACCAGCGTAGCCGGCGCCGTTGCCCCAACCTCGGCCAAGACTGCTCCAGGGATAGTTACGGTAAGGGACATTTTAGGCGGTGACTTGGTCGATGATGTTTAAGCGCAAGGTTTCCGAGTAGTAGATGGCACCCGCGTAGCTGAACTTTAAATCCCAACGCGCCATGCCCAACGCCCAATCGGCCGAACTCGGACTATATACCGCGGTAAAAGAAAGACCGTTACCAGCTTTGGTAATAGTCAGCGGGTAGATATTGCCCGAGGAATCAATAATGTCCGAGGTGATTGTGGTCGAAGTCAGGTTAGCCTGGCCCCCGGTGTCGGGGGTGTAGGCGCATGAGGCCGCAAAGCTTGTCCCGCGTTTATATGTTACTTGGCTAGACATAAAATTAAACGTAGCGTGCAGGCACCCAGAAAGTGACGCCCGATGAATTCTTAAGCATTACCTCTTGGGGGTAATAGGTGGTATTGAAAGAACCAGTAGTGAAGCCTGATCCGTTAGACTGCGAAGTGCTGACGCGTTGAGCGTTCATGACATAGGCCGTAGTGGCTAAGGCCGTCGTGCTATCGCCCAGGCTTTGAGTGTAACCAATTGCACCAATGGGGAGCGTTGGAGTACCGGTGAAAGTAGGGGAAGCCAGCAAAGCAAACCCGGAGATAGACGCACCCGAGGGGATAGTGACGGTACCTGTAAAAGTCGGTGAGGCCAGCGGTGCCTTTAAGGCCAAGGCAGCAAAAGCAAAAGCCGTCGTGGCAATCTTGGTTGTGTTGTCGCCCGCGCTTTGAGTAACGGCTATGGTTCCCGTTGGCAAAGTGGGCGTGCCGGTGAAAGTAGGAGATGCCAATAAGGCAAAACCGCTAATGCTTGCACCCGAGGGGATGGTTACGGTGCCGGTGAAAGTAGGACTGGCGAGCAAAGCAAACCCCGAGATGCTTGCGCCTGATGGGATTGTGACCGTACCCGTAAAGGTCGGGGAAGTTAGATTGGCTTTGCCGGCCACCAGCGAATCCGATTGGGCGATTGAGTAGACGCTAAGATTGGATCTGGCAGTTGTTACGTTGGGTAACCCCGAAAGGTTTGCAGATGCCAATAGGTATCGACCATCGCCGATTGCCTGAGTTAAGACTGGGTCTAGCGTGACTAAGTTGGTCGTGGCCGAATCAATGACCGAAGATTTCAGGGTGCAATCAGATTGGAAAATTGTCAGGGTCTTACCAGCTGAGTTGATTTCAACCTCAAAGGTAGTCTGGATGCTTTCGGCGCCGTCGAGCAGGGAGATGGCCGACGAGGTGTTTAAAGATAACTCACCGCTATAACCTGAGAAAGAGATGATGCCGGAACTTGCAATGGTCAAACCGTTAGCCCCTGGTTGAAGGCCAATCGACAAGTCATACTTGTACGCACCAACTTGATTAACCGTTACAAGGTTCTCTAAGATGCCGATGCCGAGCGCGCGCTGTAACTCAAGGTAGGTTCCGCCAACAGGGACAGAGTTAGACGTGACTGTGCTAGTGGCGCCTTGGAAAGAAAGGCCGAAAGAACCACCCTTAGGATCTGGAGCAATTTCAAAACGATAAATAACGCGAGTACCGTCCCAGGCTGAAAGGGTTGTGACGGTGGCCGCCGACGAAGGAATGGCCGTAAAGGTATTAGCATAGCCGGCGACGGAGCGTTGAATATAAACCAGATTGATTTCTGGCTGACTTCCGCTACCAACTTGAAGCGTGTTAATTGATACCGTAGAAAGCGGAATCAAGGCGGTTGCGGTAGACGTCATCGCCGTACGAACGCCGTTTGAAACGAAGGCTATGTTATAGTTATCGCCAATCTTGCTTACCGTAACCCCGCCAGCTGAAGTAATTGAGGCAAGGAGATTTAAAGCCGTTTGAAGCGCCGTGGCGGTTATGTCAAAGGCCAGCGCGGCGGTGGTATTAGCCCCATAGGTAATCGTCCAGGTGCCCGATGTAGGCTGTTCGTCGATGGGGCCGACAGCCACTTGGATAGAAACGCTGCCGGGCCATGCAACCTCTTGGCGGGGATAGGAGGAAATGCCGGTGTCCTCTACCAAGTAAAGGTCGATGATGGCCGAGTCGCCCAAGATAAACTCGGGGTTTGTGATCCGTGAGGTGCCGTTGAAGTTGCCGAAAGCCAGCCCACTTCTTGGGTCTATAAACAACTTAAGCGATGAGGGTAGGGCCATTGTGAGTCTTTATAAAAATGCAAGGCGGTCAATCGTCGCTACAGTCAGGGGTAACTTTCTCGAGGAATATGCCGATAAACTCCGGGTATGCCTGCATATCAGCAAACTCTACCTCTAGCTCTTTGTCGTCGGTTTCGTCGCCTGCCCGGTAGTCATCGTGGCCGTATAGATCTTGCCATGTAATCTCGTATTCAATGGCTATGCGTTTTATCTTAAGGTGGCCTGGCTCTAAGATATCTTCCATCCATATTGGTTCATTTTTACCATAAGCTACTTCATATTCATTACCACCAGGGACTTCGTATGGGCCATTAGTTTGCACCTTGCCCCAGGCTGATGTCGTACTTTCTAAAAATATAGCGCTACCAATAAACTTTCTACCAACATAGAACGGATGGTAAACGGTCATCTTATGCCGATAGGTTATCGTGGCCTTTGTCGGGCGGTCATTATCTATTGGGCGGGTTCCTTGTATGCCTTGGAAATGATTACGATAATCCCAATAAGTCCATAAGCCTCCGGCTTCTTCTACAGGAATCGGCGTCCATCTATAAAATCCAATCGGTTCAGCTAAAACAAGACTTGAACCAAAACTTGGAACCACCCAAGTGCCTTCTTTAAATACACCACCAGTCTTTGCAAGATTTCCAAATGGAAAGTCATATTCGACATTATTTCCATCATAATATTTTTGGAATATTAAAACATCGTTTTCGTCATGACATCCCGGGTAGTCTGGCGAGTCGGTTACAAAATTTGCAGTACTAGGAAATCTTTCCTCCTCACTCATTTCACTTTCTAATTCCGCATATTGTGATGCTTTAAGCCCGGGTAATTTTATAGTTGTGAGTGTTAGTTTTTGATCAATATCTTCGGCCGTCCAAATGCCTTCATATGGCAAACCATATAATGTCTTAACATCGTTAGGGTATTTTAAAGAAGTAACAACCGAATGCATATAATCAGCTTCAGCGTCGGTCTTGTAATCTTCCGTTGATGGATAAGGAGAATAGGCGGCCGCGTAATTAACAGTCGGCGGTGGTTCTATTGCCTCCAATTCATCATCGAAGTATTTATTTCCATCGGAAAACATCATCTCAACCGGGCTACTTAACCACCTTGATTTATATTCGGTAAGACTACAGGCCAGCGACCACATCCGGTAGTCATTGTCATCGACGGCCGTTAAGGGTGATTCTTTGTTACCAGATACATACCGGCTATTAGCTTCATAAACATACTGGCCAACCCTTACGCGGCTTGGGTAAGGGTCAGCATTGGCTTTCCATTCGGGCACTTGAGCGGCATTATAGTAAGCCGAATAAGCCGTGTTGGAACCGTAGTTATAGATGTAACCTACGGGCCAACTCCAATCCTTATTGGCGTCGTAGAGCATGACTCAAAGATTCTGCCAGAAGTATAGAGCAGGCTCGGTACCGTTCTTAGTCCTTAGAACCACTAAAGAACCAAGCCAGTATTGGCTTATGGTTACGGTGCCGGTGTCACCCTTTGTAATGCTGGCAAGGATCATGTAACCAGTATCGGTAGTATCCGCCGGCGCCGTACTCCCTGACATAAAGTTTATTTCAACCGTTTTAGGAAATGGGTTATTAGTTACTTTCTGAACGCTAATGTAAACAATGCCGCTAGACGTACAAGTTAACTCTGGGGTAGTAGCGGCATCAAGGTAAGCGCCACTAATCTTAGGGATGTAGCCGTTTACAAGGAATGGCATTACTTTGAACTTGTTAGTCCCTGATCCATAGACTTGCCCAGGGCCTCTTACAAGCGACCTGCCAACATCAATCACCATAGATGACGATTGGTTAAGGGTATCAAAGGTATACCCGACTCCGCTATTTACTCCCATGTTAGTTATGCTTCTCGTAGACGAGATTGTTCCAACCGCCAGATGCAATGCGGATAGTAAAATCAATTTTGAAAAGGTGCGCAAACTGTTCGTAGGACGCCGCGGTAAGCAGGGCAAACCGATCGTGATAAGCTGAAATACCTACTTGGGTTTTGGGTAAAATAACCTCCTCCATGCCCGGCATATTTAGGAATGATTTACCGACCATAGCCATAGCATCCGAAACCTCTGCCCCTGATGCAGTATACAGGGTGCAGTTAAAGACGATGTCCGGGGATAGGAATGACTTAACGCCAACTAATCCAAACTTAACCGCGTCGGCGCTACTTTCGGGGTAAGAACTACCATCCCATCCGCAGGCCGACAAAGAGGTTTTATCAATGCCCGATGGCTTAAATTTAGTGCCAGGCGCGAAACTCTTGTGAGCTTGGATTGGCTGACTGCTACTAGAAGTCGACGATGAGATTTGAATCTTAGTGCGCTGGCCTGACTCGATGCCGACGTACTCAGCCGTAATGGTGGCCAGTTGCCCGTTAATCGTGTATGAGCTACGGTGGCATTGTAGCCGGCTATCCTCAGGGTGAATGTCTCGGCTCTTTGGGCGCGATCCAGCGGCCTCAGTAGATAGACATTTAAATGTCAGGCGAGAGGTCAAAAGCCCAAAGCCGTCAGCTTCAATCGTCCAGCCAGGCTGAAGCGTCTTGGTTATTTTTCCTTTAGTTACGGGGGTAGCCATGTTTATGGGGTATAAAGTTTGCCTGGGCTAGTTACGGGCTTGGTAAAATCGGTGTCGGGGGCAGTTGGCATCAAGGGTTCGCGGTTAATCTTTTGCAATTCAATGAGCATCTTTTCGTTAAGGGTTAGCATCTCGGCGGCATAGTCGCGGCCCGACGTCATGCCTTCACCGGCAAGGCCGCCCCCGATTTCGCGGATACTTGAGACAGTCATCTTGCCACCTTTGGCAATCTTTTCCTGTAAGGCTTTAATGTCATCTTCTTCTTTAAATTGTGCCTCAAGTTTTTTCCGAGCAAGCTTATCGGCATCCTCTAAGATTTTATCCTGTTCAGCTTTTAACTTATCGGCTGCTTCTTTTTGTTTTTTAATCGCGTCTTTGTTGACAACATCTGATCCAATGGCGCTAAGTTTTGCCCGGGCTTCATCATCTTTTTTCTTTGTAGCCTCTGATGCCAATCTATCAGCAATTTCTTTTTGACGCTTTTGTTCGCGAATTGCTTCGTCGATTTGAGCGTTAGATGGTTTAAAAGAGGAAGCTGTAATTCCAGCGCCAACTATAGCTTGAGGACTGTTTTTTAAACCCGCAAGACCTTGACTTGATATGTCTCGTTCTAGTTTTAAACCAGCAGGGGTTTTTAAGAATTCTTCTCGAGCAACCTTTCTAGCGGTTTCAACTTTCTCAAGAAGCTCTTTACGCTTTTGAGCAATCTCAGATTCACGCAGGATTTGGGCTTCTTCATCGGTAAGCATATTGCCCGGATTCGTAAAACCATCTTTAACCAATGCAGCTTCCTTAAGGATCGGGATAAGTTTGGCCACCGTCGTCCCAAGCAAACTTGCCGCAATATTGAATTGCTCGGTATCGCTTGTACCTGATGCCATTGCTTTGCCTAACTTTTCCATCACATCAATGGCCTTCAAGTTGCCGGACTCAATGTCAGCGGCCGCAAAACCCAATGCCCTTAACGCAAGGCTTTGCGCTGAAGTTGGATCCTTGGCCGCTTCGATGGCGGCTTTAACCTGGTTGTAAGCATCGGCTAAAGAGTTAACCGCAATACCTGAATTAACCGCGGCAGATTCAAGCCTTTGATATTCTTCCACCGTCACGTTAACGTCACGAGATACATCCTTAAGCGATGAACCATATTTAAAGGCTTCTGCAAATTTCTGTTTATAATCGTCAATGGCTGAGCTGATAGCCGAGATGCCATTATTAACCAAAGCCATCGGGCCGGCAAAACTTAGGAAGCCTTTAGCCAGATCACTACCAAAGTTGGCAATCTTCTTCTCTACAGTTGCAACCACCTTGCTGGCGTTGTCCTTGGCATTGATTGCAAACTCTAGGTTATTGCTCATTTTCTTGTGGGTTGTTCCTCTATATTTGCAAGGCTGTCAATTAGGCTCTCGTCGTCAGTTGATAGGATAGAGAGTTTAGCGCCGTCTTGAATAGAGAACGCGGCCGATAGCCAGATGGCCTTAGGCTCCGGCATCTGCATGGCATCGGCATAGGATATGCCATGTTTGCATAAGTTTGCGATGATGCTAAGTTGCCAGGGGACGGTACCGCTATCCCCGCTTCCCTTGTCGCTACGCTCATAAAACTTAGGCCAATCGCCCGAGGTGCTAATATGGTTAATGAATGCCCGGGCAGTGACGGCCATCGACGACTTAGTAAACGATAACCTAAACCAGCTGATACGATCATGGATGCTTGGCTTTGATATCTCCTGCTCAGCGCATACCTTAAGCGCTACAATCAAAGACTCAGCGGTTATCTCAGCTTCGGCCTCCATGAACGGAGACTTAATGGCCTCAAGCCATATCCTATGCTTAAGACAAAACGGCTTCAGCTTATACCCTAAGATATAAGTAGCCGACGGAACAATGTGCGAATTAAGAAAACGCTGGTCGGCCATATGCCAAACCTGACGCCCCTTAAACTAAAAGCAATTAAAACGCTTCGTAGTCGATGCCAGTGATGGACACTCGCATGAAACCTTTTGCCTCGCCACGTTCTTCGATGGCGGTGATGTGTCCGCTAAAAGCGATGCCATTACCCGTAAAGGTTAACGCGTCACCGATTGCGCCACCATAAGAAGTCGGCACCAGTCCCTCAACATTCAAAGAGGTGCGGGTGTCCGAGTAACGAACCCCAACCACTACACCGTCAGATCCAGTAACTTCTTCGGAGTTAGCAAAAGAGCGGCCAACCGTATATGATTGTACGGTAATGCCAGTAACTGTTCCGGCAATCGAGTGGATGTGGGCGGTGCCCTTTGTTACGGTAGCCATGAGATAGGTTAGTTAATAATGCAGTACGGGTCAAACTGAGGGCAGAACCATCAGCACGTCGTAATTCAATGTGGTTACAAAGGCACGATCCCCGCGGCCTTCATCCATAGACGTAAGGGTCGTATCGTAAGCCGTACCGTCGTTAAGAGAAACGAACGCGGCCTTGACCGTGGCAACCGTATCCAGCACCCCCATCGTGTTCTGTACGGCCGTTCGATGCGCCGTTAGGGTGCTAGTATCGATTTGCGTGAAGATGCCCACCGAGACTTTGCAAAGGTAATTGCCCAACCCCTGGGCAAGACCGGGAGGATAGGACGCATTTTCACAAGCCACGATAATGCTTGGGTAAGCAATGTCGGTGACCGATTGCCCCTTTAATTTGTTATATGCAGATAGGTCAGCCTCGGTAGCCAGGGCGACTACCAAAGCATCTTCTACGATATTTAATACGGATTTAGTGGCCATTAGGTGTTACGTTGAGCGGAGTTAAATTTAAAAGCGTTAGACCGTTGATAATAGGCAATCCGCTTTTCCATCTTGCCAGCTCGGGCCAACGTTACTTTTAGGAAAGTAGCCGAGCGCTCAGCTGATCGGAATATATTACCAAGGTCATTTCTTACAATCAAGTTAGCCGACTGGTCAAGTGAAGTGCGAGAACCTTGCTCAAGACCCCGGAAGATTGCGGTGCCGTGAATTGCCGCGTGCCGGCTAATCCATGCGGGCATATCTTTGACGCCGTAGTTTTTGGGAATGCCATTGATTTTAGGCGGGCCAATCTTGCGAATGGCTGCCAACCAACCAGATTTCATAAAGCCTACCCGGAGTTGACGCTTCTTGATGTAGTCTTTCAATACCTGTGCAGAGGTAATGCTTTGATGATTTTTATTATTCTTATCTGATGGCCCTCCGTTCCTACGGATCCGCCCCCGGTAAAATGCACGCTGCTTATTGTGCAGGGCCATTAGTCCCGCGGAGTCTAGCACCTGAGCGGGGCTATTGGCATAAAGGTTCTTGGCCATTTGATAGGCACGCTTGGTATTATTATCATCCCAAATCTTGCCAACAATTTCGCCCATAGGACGCGCGTTTCGCTTCCATTCAGTGAATAGGCGATAGTTAGCTAGGGATGAATTGACTGCGGCCTGTAGGCTTACTTGCGGCCGAACTACGGACTTAACGTCAAGCTCTACGGCCTTGTCGCCCCAAGTCTCGGCAATCTTCTTATCCCCGCCCCCGCCGTTCTTTCCGTCGAGCGGTGCATTCCATTTAATGGCTTCTCGGCAGGTCAAGGCGCCTTCCTCTTTAACCAGGTCAATCATAGCCTGCCCGGTAACCTTACGGAAATCGCTAAAGAGCAAAGCGACATAGTCACGTTGCTGGGTATTGATATCAGTACTAAAAGACATTAGCGCTGATCAGCGTCTTGCACCAGAATTTGAATCCATACCGACGATGGGCGGTAAGTTCGGTACGCTCGCCGGCATGAACGTCAATCAGTGGAATTCCCTC